CACTAGATAATGAAATTATAAATGATTTAGGGATTTATTCTTTAATTTTATTAGAAAAAGATATTGAAAAGGAACTTAATAAACTAAGTAATTATAATGAATCTCAGTTATCACTCTTAAAACGCCAAGGAAATAAAGATTTTTTTACTTTACTTGTAGCAAGACTTACATCAGTCTTAAAGTCTTTATTATGGCCTGCCATTTTATTATTATTAGCTGATTTTGGAATTAGTAATGTAAACGATTTATTAAAAAAGAAAAACGTTAAATTTAATGACTTAAAAGCTTCATGCCCAGCTAATATAGAAGAATTAAATAAAATAATAAACAAAAAAAATAAATTTACTAAACAATTAAGTAATCTTTTAAAACTTATAGGTTCATTAGGAAAACTTTTAAAATTACCACCAAAAATTATATCTGGGGGTGAAAAAGTTATTAAAATTGCTGGAATAGTTCTACGAATACTTCCTTATATCCCATCAACTTCATTTACACCTATCCCAACAGGTCCTTTTTTAGATGCTAAAGATCTTATTAAAGCCCTAAAAGATTTAATAACCTTATTAAAAGGAAAATTAGGCAATAATTCTTTTCAATTAAATTTTTTAATAGAAGATCTTAATAAAGCTATACAAATGTTAGCTATTCTAGATACGGTAATTCAAGGATGTGCTGACGAAATAACAAATAATAGTAGCAATTCAACTTTAGAAGACCAAGAAAAAATTTCTAATGAATTATTAAAATCTACTCAAGAACAATCCCAACAATTATCCCCTGTAGTAACTAATATAAATGGATTTGAAATGGGTGTTGTATCTGTAGATAGTCAAATAGTGGGGGGGTTAAAAAGAAGACAAGCTGTTGCAAGAAATTTAGCAGGAGTTATTATGCTTAAAGGAGAACCTTCATTTTCTTCAAATGATCAAATATTAATAGACGAGTTAATATATTATATTGAAACAAATGATTTAAAAGCAGATTAATTTAATATTTATAACAAATACAAACATGAAAACCGAAGCACTTAAAAAAATAATCAAAGAAGCCGTTAGAGAGGCCATACAAGAGGAGCTAAAGGAAGTTTTACTAGAAGCAGTTAAAGCACCTAAAGCTGTAGTTACACAACCAATACAAGAAAGTATTACATCAACTACACCTGCACCTGTTACACAAACACCTAAAAAATCTTTAAAAGAACAAAGGCAATCTTATTTAGATATTATAGGTGAAACTGGAATAAACATGAAAAGTGGGGATGCTCAAGGATTTGGTAATAGACCATTCAACCCACAAGGAACTGGAGATACTACTTCAGCAAACGGAGCATTACCAGGAGGGGAAGTTAATATGGATCAAATAATGGGATTAATGACTAAATAATGGCATTTGAAGCGCAACAAATATTTCCAATTGACTTTAATAAAAGTGCTGCTGTAGGAGTAGATTTACCTTTTTCTGCATTAGGGGTATTTAAACCTAATTATACAACAGCTGAAGCTATAAAAAATAACTTAATAAATTATTTCCTAACCAACCCAGGTGAACGCCCCTTAAATCCAACATTTGGTGGGGGTCTAAGAGCTTTTATATTTGAACAAATAGAAAGTAATAACTTAAATTTTATAGAAGACCAAATATTATCCCAAATTATAGAATTTTTCCCAAATATAAATGTTGAAAATTTAGAAATATTCAAACAGGAAGATACTAACCAAATTTCAATATCACTTGATTATAGTGTAATTAATACTAATATTAATGATAATGTGCAAATAGACTTTACATAATGGCAACAAAAGTAAATAGAGATATAAAATATTTAGATAGAGACTTTTCAGATATAAGAGGAAAATTAATTGAGTTTTCACAAACTTATTTCCCTAACACTTATAATGACTTTTCACCTGCATCACCTGGAATGATGTTTATGGAGCAAGCCGCTTATGTAAGTGATGTAATGTCCTTTTATTTAGACAATCAATTACAAGAAACATTTACTACTTTAGCTAGACAAACTAATAACTTGTACGAATTAGCTTATATGTTTGGATATAAACCAAAAACAACCGGTGCTGCTCAAGCTACTATAGAGTTATTTCAACAAGTCCCATCAAAATTAGTAGGTAATGATTATGTTCCTGATTTTGATTATACTTTAACAATAGGAGAAAATTCAACAGTTAACTCTTCAACTAACCCATCAGCTACTTTCTTAATGGAAGACAAATGTGATTTTAGTTTTTCTAGTTCTTTAGACCCAACTGAAATCTCAGTATACCAAATAGCAGGAGATAATCCTTCATATTTTCTTTTAAAAAAATCAAGAAATGCAATATCTGCGGTTATTAATACTCAAACTTTTTCATTTGGATCTCCCCAACAATTCTCAACTATTGATATTGTAGCTAATAATATAATTAAAATATTAGATATAACAGATTCTGATGGAAATGTATGGTATGAAGTAGATTATTTAGGACAAGAAATGGTTTATGATAGTATTAAAAATACAAACCCAAATGATCCTAATAATATAGTAGATGCTGGAGATGTACCTTATATTTTACAATTAAAAAAAGTACAAAGACGTTTTGCTACAAGACTTACATCTGCCAATAATTTACAAATTCAATTTGGAGCAGGTAATCCCGAAGATACAGATGAATTAATAACACCTAACCCAAATAATGTAGGTATAGGTTTACCTTTTAAACAAGACAAACTTACAACGGCATACTCACCTACAAACTTTTTATTTACCAATACTTATGGTATAGCACCTTCAAGTACTACTTTAACCGTAAGATATTTAACTGGTGGTGGAGTTGAATCAAATCTCCCAAGTGGAAATTTAACAGGTATTAATGCCTCTAATACTATTTTTAACCAATCTAGTTTAAATTCTACCACATCTAACTATGTGTTTGGCACTTTAGCTTGTAATAATATAGATGCCGCTGATGGAGGTCAAGCAGGAGATACTATTGAAGAAATTAGACAAAACACATTAATGCAAATAGCTGCTCAACAGAGAACAGTTACATTAGATGATTATAAAGTAAGAGCAATGAGTATGCCCTCAGAATATGGTTCGGTAGCAAAACTATATGTTGAAAAACCAACACTGGGTTCTTCATCATCAACTTCCGAAACTTTATGTATGTATATGTTATCACAAAATTCTTTAGGACAATTTTCTACTCCAACAAATACCTTAAAGAAAAATTTAAGAACATACTTATCACAATATAAAATGATTGGTGATAGTATTGAAATAAAAAATGCCTATATTATTAACATAGCTATTGATTTTGAAATAGTAGTGTTACCCAATTTTATAAATAGTCAAGTAATATTATCATGTATTAATTCTCTACGAGAATATTTTGCAAGAGATAATTGGCAAATTAATGAACCTATATTAGTTCAAGATTTATTTGTAATGTTAGATAAAATAGAAGGAGTTCAAACTGTAAAAAATATTTTATTTAGTAATAAAAAAGGAACGGCTTCAGGATATTCTCAATATGCTTATGATATAGAAGCAGCTACTTTAAATAAAGTAATATACCCCAGTTTAGATCCTAGTATATTTGAAATAAAATACCCAAATAATGATATTAAGGGTAGAGTAGTACCATTATAAAAATTAAAAATATGCCAACTTCAATCCCCGTAAGAAACCCAGGACCAGCTTATCGTTATAGTTTAAAAGATAAATTAAATCAAACAAATTATGATGTAACCAACCCATTACCTAATGGAGGTCCTACTAGTTTTCCACAATATAATCATAAACACCAATATTCCCCAAAAAACACTTATTTAAATTATAGTACACCTGGGGGTAATGGTAGTGGTATTCATGGAGACTCAGCTAATCCCTCAAGTGATTTTGGGATAATAGGGACGAACGTTAATTCAAATAGTAATATTTTTAAAGATGGAACTAGTTTAGATATAGAAAACAAATCCCCAACAGGAGGACCAAACAGAACAAATTCACAAAACATACCAAATGGAATTTACACTACTACTATTGTTGGGAACCCTAATGGTAATCCTTATGAAGTAGGGGGTGCTTTAAAAAATGTTAAAGGTGAAACTATTAGAACTGAAGTTCACCAATATACTAATGTAGATGGAAAAAGATATTTAGACCAAAATTTTAATCCACCTTTACCTATAGTACAAAAACAAAAACCTTCATGGGCATTATCTATTCCTGATAGTATCAAAGATACCTTAAAAAATGCTTTTGGTTCATTTAATGGAATATAATGATAAAATAAATTAAAAATGGCAGTATACAAAATATTCCCCTATAAAGACGCTACATTATATTCATTTTACCCAGATATGAATACTGGTATAGATCCTATTACAACTATATCAAATTTAAATATAGCGGTCGATTCTAACCCTCAAGTAGCAAGATTTTTAACTGAATTTGTTCAAGAAGAAATAGAAGACGTTATTAATAATAAAATATCAGGCTCACAGTGGGATGTAGAATTAAAATCATTTATTGCAACAGCTCAAGGTATAGTAGAAGCTACAGATCTTTCAGTTCACCCATTAGCACAGTATTGGTATAATGGTACTGGAACTTATTTAGATCAACCAATCACAACTGATGGTTGTACTTGGTATTCTCCATATTTCTTAAACTCAGGAGTATCTTGGTCAGGTAGTGGAACAGATTCTACAGATAATTATGTTACAAGTTCTTTTAACCCTCAATATGTGAATGCCGGAGGTGGGGCATGGTATCACAGTGGATCAGATGGTACTTTATATGCAGTAACACAATCATTTGATATAAGAACAGTAAAAGATTTAAGTATTAATGCTAAAACTGTAGTAGAAAAATGGTATAGTGGGTCATTTAAAAATAATGGTTTTATTACAAAGTGGGAAAATAATGTTGAATTTAATTCTAATGCACAAATTCAACCTGTAATGCAATTTTACAGTGTTGATACTAATACTATATATCCACCACAACTAGAATTTAAATGGAGAGATTATAAAACAGTATTAACTGGATCTGCTACAGCTAGTATAGTAAATACTACTAATTTAGTATCTTCATTAGCTGAAAATCCTGGATATTTTACACCTCAAAGTGTAAATAGATTTAGATTTAATGTAGCAGCTAAATACCCTATTAGAACATTTACAACTGCATCTCAATTTACAGGAACAAATTATTTACCAACAGCTTCATATTATGCTATAAAAGATTTGGATACTAACGAATTTGTAGTATCTTACGACACTAATTATACACAATTAAGCTCAGATAATGAAGGGAATTATTTTGATGTACATATGAATGGGTTAGAACCAGAAAGATATTATAAAATTTGTATTAAAACAAATATAAATGATTCCACATTAATATTGGATGATAATTATTATTTTAAAATAGTAAATACATTATAATGGAAGAAAATATAAAATTAAATAAAGAAGTTTTTAATAAAATTCCATATAAAAAAACTATAGATACTGAGTTTAATGAGTTGGGGGTTAAAACCATTCAACAACAATTAGATGCCCAGCCTACAGTTCAGGAATTTTTTGAAATGTATAATACTTTATTTTACCAAATTAATGAATTAGGGCCTACTAACTCTCATGAATTTTTAATTAAAACTAGTCAAGAATATATTGGGTTTGAAGAAGAAAATGAATTAATAGAAGCTCTTCAAAATGAAATATCCCAATTAAGAACAGAATTATTAGAAACCCAACAAAAAGCAGTTGAGGTGGCAGAAGCAACATCACAAGTATAATGGCAATAGTTACTCAAATAGATTCTAATACTTTTGAACTACAAGAATATAGTTCTAAAGACGAAAATTTAGTACCTCAATTTAATATTGAAACTTCTTTAACACAATCTAGTTATATTGAGTTTTTTACATATGATTTAAATAATAACCTTGTAAATTCAAATATAAACTTTCGAAATTATTCTATTATAAATGATTCCCCATCAACTAGTGATGGTATATCCCAATTTAATATCACCCCAGAAAATGATATTTTGAGTCAAGGGTATAATGAGGGTAAATATATAGCATATTATAATTTTTTAAATAAAAAAATAGGTGACCCTTTATCAACTTTATTTATCTCTGAAATATCTTCAGATAGAACTGAAATAAGATTAGATAGTAATGTTTTATCTAATTTAGATATAGTTGAACAAGCAAACAATTTTATAAATTTCAGAGAAGACCAAGATTATTTTGTAGATTTTTATTTAAATTTAGGAGACAATAACTTATTAATAGCTAATAATATACAACTTGAAAATGAAACTACAGATGACCCTACAATATTAATAAAATTATATGAGCCCTTACCTTCAATCTTTAGTTTAAAAAGTACTTTATGGGTAGTAACTATAATAAATGAATCTTTAGCTTTTCAAGTTGATTTCCCAGTTGAACCTGTAGTTTTTATAGATTATAAACCTCTTGAAGGTCCTAACTTTGCAATTCCTGTAAAAAACGAAGTTAATAACTCATCTCAAAATTTATCATATAATGATATTATTGGTGGAGCTTCCACAAATTCAACAAACCAAATAAATAGTTTATTATCCGAATCAGCAGTTAATATAAGTGTAGATTATAATAATTTTTCTGATTTTATTCATTTTAGCTCTGCTCAAACTCGAATAGAAAACTTTTATTATAAAGTAGAGTTAATTGAAACTTACACATCGGAAAGCACTTCACTATCAAATATAACAGGATCATCTACTAGTCAATTAATATTTGACGAAAAAATCAAAAATGTTATTACAAATTTTGATAAATTTGAGTATTTTATGTATTATAGTAGTGGTTCTGCTGCTTACCCAAAACTAGTAACAGGTGTAGGTGAAAGAGCTACATCATTACCACCTTATACTTTATTATCTACAAAAAATCCCGAAGTACTTACTTGGTTAGGTAGTACAAATGAAAATAGTGGGAATTTTGGAGGCTTACTTTTATCAGCATCTAACTATGACAATAGCAACCCAGACCAATTACTTAAAACTATACCAGAATATTTAAGAGAAGATCCTAATAATCAACAGTATGATTTATTTATTGATATGGTTGCTCAATATTATGATACTGTTTGGCTATATACAAAAGATATCACACAAAAATATAACGCAGATAATAGATTAGATTTTGGTATTAGTAAAGATTTAGTATCCGATGCTATAAAAGATTTTGGTGTTAAATTATACCAAAACAATTTCTCA